TTCTAGGGGCTTTCTTTTGCATAAAAAAGAGGGCCCCCATTTCTGAGAGCCCTCGGCCTAAATAAACTTAATAACAGCGCAGCTATTAGTTTACATCCATTAGTTTATTTTTCTTAAAATAGTTCCATAATTAGTTACTGAACCTGTTGTTGAATCATTGTAAGCTTGGAAGTAAAAGTATTGTGTTACTGACCAATCAATTGTTTGTACTTCTACAGGATCTCCTGATCTTACTGTTTCATTTCCTGTTTCATTTGGTGTACCATATGTATAAACCGCAGTACCTGCAGCAGTGATAAATAGTGTTTTTTGATAGTATGTTACTCCATTACTACTAGACTGTAATCCTGCTTGTTGTTTAGCAGAAGCATCTCCTACTACTGCTTGACCTACGGTCTGTGATTGTTCACTAAACCAATAAGATTCATAACATGTATTATTAAGAGTATCTCTATTCTCAAAAGATCTAAATTCTAAGATATCACCATTACCAAATGTATTAGCTGGTATAGTAACTACTGCGTAACAATTATCAGCCTGAGCCGTGTTAGGTACAGTAAATTGAGGTAGCTCAAAACTAACTATTCCACCACCACCTCCACCGATTGGTGTACCGTTGATGGCTAATTCAGAATTATTAGTTACTGTTACTTCTGATGAAGTTCCATCAGGTGATAACATTGTAATACCATTACCTCCTAATGCTGCTCCATCTGGTGCAACAATTTTAAGTGCTCTTACGTGTGTTGTATCTGCGGTATCAGCGGTTACTTGTCTTCCCATTGCAACTGCACCTGCTTGAGCAGCCGATGTTTGTTGTCCGAAAGCTACAGCTCCATCTCCTGATGCTGCTGAAGTTCTACCGAATGCTATTGCGTATGTGCTAGTTGCTTCTGCGTATTGTCCAAATGCTGCAGCGGAAGTTTGAGTAGCTTGAGCATCATCTCCATATGCCATTGATTCTCCACCAGATGCTAAAGCATTTTTACCTATAGCAATAGAGTTAAGTCCACTTGCAGTGGAGTCTTGACCTACAGCTACGGCTCCTTGTGCGCTAGCTTCTGCTTGATATCCTACCGCAGTACTTAATGATGCAGTTGCATCAGTGTTATTACCTAAGGCTACAGATTGTTCACCTGCAGAATTAGCACTATGTCCTAAGGCTACACTAGATGTTCCGCCAGCATCGGCAGCACGTCCAACTGCGGTTGATGATAGTGCATTAGATAAAGAATCACGTCCTATAGCTAAAGTACCTGCATTACCAGCAGCGGTTGCATTTAATCCAATTGCCATTTCTTCTCCAGATGCTGAACATGTAGCACCGTTACCGATAGCAAGACCTTGAGCTCCTGGTGCTGCAGCGTCTTTACCTATGGCAATACTTTCTGAATTACTTGCAATTGCATTATCACCTAATGCGATAGAGTTATTTCCTGATGCATTTGCAGCGGTAGTTGTTAAACTGGCAGCCGATTGCATTGAGTCAGTACCTGTACCACTTTCTAAACCTGCCGAAGCAGATGGTAAACCATTTACTGTTGCTCCTGTAAAATCTACAGTACCACTAGAAAACTTAGTTTCTGTGTTACTCATTTCCATATTAGTAGCATTACCAGCACCGTCAGTTATTGCTTTTGCCGTTGCGGTAATGTTACCATTGTCGTCTGTTTTTAATAGCGCACCGAACGACTGATCTATTTGTGCATTTTGTAATGTTGCCATATTGTTATATATTTAATTTTTTTATTATACTATTCTAATCTTTAAATCACCTGCATTATGATATACACCACCTAAAGGTATTCCACCCGCAGCCGCTGCAGTATCATCTGCATAATTTATATTTGCGTAATCTAAGATTTGTAATTTATCCATTGTTACAGTATCCGCAGTAACTGCATTGATACCTGAACCAATTGCTACTGCTCCATCAGCGGTTGCTTGTGCAAGTTTTCCTATTGCGATAGCTCCAATTGCTGTAGCGTCAGCTTCTTTACCAACTGCTATGGCATCTACCGCCGTTGCAGAAGAACCATATCCACCTACTACTGTAGCACCTTCAGCGGTTGCTTCACTAAATGCTCCGAATACACATGAGCTAAATGCTGATGCTGTTGAACTAGCGCCAACTACTACTGATCTACTACCTGATGCATTAGCACTATCACCAATGGCAACTGTACGAGATCCAGTTGCTTGTGCTTCATTACCTACAGCTACATCTTTTTCATTTGTAGCATCAGTATTAAAACCAATTGCAATGTTACTTCTAGCAAAAGCATTATCTCCACCTGCATTGGCTGTATTACCTATTGCGATATTATTAGCACTTGATGCAATTGAACCATCACCTAAAGCAATAGTATCTGCTTCAGATGCATTTGCAGCCACAGTAGTTAAAGTAGAAGCTGATTGCATTGAATCAGTTCCTGAACCACTAATTAAACCAGCAGCAAGTCCACCTCCACCGATTGGAGTTGAGTCAATTTGTAAGGTACCAGAAGCATCGATGTTTATTCTTCTATCTGTTCCACCTGCATCTGACATAATAATACCACCAGCAGTTGGTGTTGAATCTGTTTGTGTTTCTAGTGCTTTTACTGAAACTGTATCTATAGTTGAGGCAGTTACATCGTAACCTAATGCAACAGCTCCAGTTGCATTAGCAATAGTTCTATTTCCTACTGCGGTAGATTGAGTTGCTGAAGCATCAGCGCCATCACCTAATGCGGTACTATTTGAACCAGTAGCATTAGACTGACCACCAAGTGCAACACTTTCATTTCCAGTACCTTGTGCAGAAATACCTACAGCTAAACTTCTACCTGAACCACCATCAGTGTCAGGTCCTATTGCCATCCCGTTACCTGCATTAGCATTATTCCCAATAGCCAATTTACCTGCGCCAGCAGCAATAGTATTAGCGCCTATTGCAATAGCACCTACTGATTGATTAGCTACAGCATTTTTACCAATAGCAATTTGGTCTGTGTTAGCAGTTGAAGCACCATCGCCTAGAGCAATTGATTGAGCACCCGCTGCACTTGCAGCATTAGTAGTTAATGTATCCGCAGATTTTATTGAGTCTGTGCCAGCACCTGCAACCATACCACCTGGATTGATACCAGTTACTGTACCTGTAAAGTTAACAGTTGAAGAACTAATTTGAATTGGTAGTACGCCACCGTTACCATCTTCTAGATTTTTAAGTGTACCATCAATTGGTTGTTCGTCTGAGGTTTTAATTAAACCTTCGTACGTGTCTTTAATTTTTTGATTTACTAAACTTGACATATGTTATTGTGTTTGTTTTATTTATTCGTTTTTTATGTTGTAAATGTGTATTGTACATTTCCTGGTACCCAACCTCCTGTGTTTTGGTATGTCGTAAGCAAGACACCATTATCATCATATAGTGCCCATATTCTTTCACCAGCATATGAACCTGGGTTTGATCCCGCTACTATTCTATATGATTGGCCAGGTTCAACATCGATATATCTGTTAACTATACCTTTATAGTCTCTAGAACCAGTACTTGGGAAGTTAGGATCTCCGTTATCAAATCTTTCAAATCTAATTCCAGCAGGGCCACTCAATTGACCTGCAACTGGATCTGTGGCATAATACAGTCTATTAATATCTGCCAACATATCGGATGAGTTAGCAAATGAATAAGGCGTACCATTAAAGTTTACATCTGTAAACACCCCAGGACTAGTCTCTTTTTGTAGTATACACCAACCGGTATTCCAACCATCTCCATACGTATCTTGTAATTTAAAATTATATACTAATACAGTACTGAGTGAAGTAATAGTGGCTGTAGTTGCCGCTGAAGTATTACCTGCGTTATCTGTTGCCGTACAACTACCTAAGTAATCTGTACCTGGTGATGCGCTACCTACAAGATCATTTGTAATTTGTATTTGCCAATCACCAAGACTATTTGTTGTTGTAGTGTAAGTTTGAGCATCTATTACAAATTCAATTGTACTAAAAGCTTCCGCCGTACCATTAACTAGAGGTGTAGCATCATTTGTTGTTGTAAACGAAGACCATACTGGAGGTGCTGGAGGATTAAGGTCTATTGCCCATTCTTCATCTTCTAAGTTCCAGTCAGTATCTGTAGTATTCCATATTAGTTCTACAATTGGTATTACCGCACAAGGTGCTGTACTACCAAATGTTCTGGTTTCAATGCCAAATTGATTAACATTAACACCCCAGATACAAGGTACTTGAGGTGCACCACCGTTACAAACAGTATCGGCTATTGCGAACCACCATGTGCCGTTTTCAGGCTGTGAAATACCATAATGATCTGCAAGTGCTATTACCCATGAACCATATAAGGGTTGTGAAATGCCTAATTGTGCACATAGTGCTTGGATCCAACTACCATTAACAGGTCCAGTTGCTCCTAAATATAGAGCTGCCGCTGAAACCCATGTTCCACCAGTTGGTTCTGTAATAGTATTGTTACTAAGACAGAGTGCGTAGTCTCTTGTTGCTAATTGTATATCCATCTATATAGAAATATAATTTGTTAGTTAGTTGTTTCGTTTTAATCTCTCTACTGCATCGATAGCTCCTTGCGTACCAATGTAAGTAGTTGCAATAATCACCCAATCTGATGAAGTTAGATCGCCAAAGAGTGCAAGAGCTGTAGCTATAACGAAAACAAACAGTTTTTTACTTAACCAACTATTTAGTATTTTGTCCACTTTTCCCATTCTTACTTAAAAATATTTTTAGTTTTGTGATGTTCGTGTTCGTCGGCTTAGTTGCACGAGGAACAATCGGGGTCACAGTCTGTTCCGCAGTCCGCATATATCCAAAGGTTGTTTTGATTTCTTAATAGTGGTACATTAGTTTGTAGTCCACTAAAATATTGATCTGTTTTATCTGGCATCATACCATCTGTTCCAGGATTTGTATACTCTGGGAACATACCAGGATTATCTCTAAAGAACTCTACTAAACGAGTAGCATAAAACTCTGCTGTGTCTAATACAGTTCCTCTAAGGTATCTCAGTTCTTCTAAGGTGGTAGGTGCAGTCTCTTCTGACGTACCATTAACAATACCTTGATTAACTACTTTATATTTAATACTAGGCAAGATCATGTATAAAGCGTATTGCATTAGTGTTTTACCAACATAATCATTTAGTAATAACTCTTCATCCGCATTTAGATCATTAGCTATTATACCAGCTTGTAATCTTGCATATAATTTAGATCCAACCAAATTTTGAATGTAGATATCACTCGCTTGTAATATATGTGGTGTAATCTCATTTAGTCTAACATTGTCATCTAACTGAGTCCATTGTTTTAGTCTTTGTTCTGAGACTAAGAGTACTTGCTTCGCCATATTAATCGTTTGCTATATTTGTTATGTCTTCTTCAACAGCAATATCATCTGCATCAGTACCAATAATCATAGGCACTGGTTCCACAGCTAATGTTACATTTAAGCCATATAAGTTTAATAAGTAACCAAAAGTATCGATTACTTTAGTTTGTTTTGGTCTTACAACTGAATTCATAAAGTGTGAATAAGCTGTAATAATTTCATCAGCGTTACTAGAGAAACCAGATGCATCTACAACTCCCAACAATTTTGGAGAAGTCACCCTATGTGCGGTGAGTATACGTGATACAGTTCTAGCATCAACTAATAAATAATAGTCATCATTTGCTGATTCTATTGGTGTTACTTCCATTTCTTCGCCAGGTCTAGAGAAACCTAAGAAGAATCTACCAGCATTCTCTTCGCCAGTAAATGTGTTCTCTATTTCTCTATAGATATCTGCTCTTTCCTCAGGATTAGGAATACCATTTCTGAATTGAATAAACATAGATGGAGATAAACCGTTAGAGATGTTCGCGTTGTGGAATCTAGCGATACGCGCATCAAGTTGGATATCGTTCATAGCCGATACATACGGTGGCAGTGGATAGACATCTTGACCTGGCTGATATGATTTACAGTAGTATATTTGTGATGCATCATCACCTTTAGTGTTAGTTACACTAAATGCAGTGTATTCTACTGGTTTGTATTTTCTAATAGCAGTCCAATCAGATGAATAGTAATAACTTGTAATCTTATCTTCATCATTTGGAATAGCAGCTCTTACATTAGCAAAAGGTAAATGATACATTTCCGCTATGCGATTACCTTCTTTGTTCCAGATCACATTCATAGCATACCCACCAAATAGTGTGTAGTCTAATGCAATCTTACTAAAGACTTCGTTAATAGTCTCACCATCAGAGTTTATATACTCTGTACCGTAGTCTATAATACCTTCACCAACAATACCATCTCTAATTGCATTAATACATGTAGCGTTAATTGCTGATGTATCATATAATCCTATAATAGTTTGTGGAAATAAGTTATCGCCACCGAATCTCATATAGTCTTTACCTCTTACTTCAGAGATAACTGGTAATTCTAGCGCTGTAAAGGCTTGTCCTTTAATAGAGTATAAACTCTCGGGATTTCTTGTGCTCATATTTTATATTATGTATAATTAGGTCTAAAGTATGTATCTGACTCTCTTTGCTCATTATTAGAGATATAAGGCTTAGTGTCTATTTCACCACCTGGACTAAATATTAATCTAACCATACCTAAATTTATAGGACCAAATGTTGGTTTATCAGTAGGTCCAAATGGTGGTGTTGTAACCACTTGATAAAAACCATCTCTGTGTTGCTTTGCAAAATCTGGAATTTGATCACATTGAACAAACCATCTAGAATACCTGTCATTAATTGTTAAAATTGCACTATCATTAAGTGGAAATGGTCCTAGCCACTCTTGTGTGTTTAAAGATCTATACCAAGTCCAGAACTGGCCTTGATACGGTATACGTCCGTTCCAAAACATTTCTATATAAGAACCTGTTAGTCCATTTGGTGTTACGATTGATGTCATACTCTAGTTAGTTGTATTTGTATATTAAGAAATATAAAAACAGCGTGAGTTGTAATTAAGATAAATAAAATATGATAAAACACATCAAATATGGTGAATGGGAGTGTATGAGTCTACCTCTTGCAGGTTTAGAGTCACCTATTGTTAAAGAATTACTAGATAGAATCAAAGAATTAGACTGGACTGACTACGAGCTGTGGACACATGGAAGCATTCTAGGAGACACTACTGCCAATGATATAGATTTAACTATTATAGGACCACATGATGTCCAGCGAGTCTCCAAGTTGTTAGAGGACTGCGTGAGGTTAGGTTACCAGCGTAATATACAAACTGATGTTAAATATCTAGTAGAAGGTCATTTATATGATGCTGTCAAAGGCCATCCACAATGTAATATAGAAGCACACTATCAACCAGAAATCTGGATTAATGGTACTACATATAAATATGGTGTGTTAGTCGATGGCTTATGGTGTACTGAAAGACATTGGCCTATGGTTAAATCAGCACCGTATTCTCCAAAACAATTAATATAAAAAAAGGGCTACTAATTAAAGTAACCCTTTTCTGTTGATATTTAAGCTAGTTAAAGTTTTATGCTTCGACTATACTTCCTGTAACTTCGAATGATGGTTGTTCTTCCATTCCGCTGAAAGTTAATTCACTCCCCGATCTATCTCCATACGCCACACCAGATACATTTGTACCTGCAGTCATATATGCATTTCTAGCAATTCCTACTGACCAATATTTACCGTTATTGTCTTTAAAGACAACAACCATTTCATTGTTCTGAGATAGTAATAAGATTTGATCTCTTATTGCTGCATCTCTTTTATTTAGGATCATTGTTAATGCCTGATCGTAGAATAATGTACCGTTTTCTTGTGATACATTGATAGTTTCTGTGAATGAACTAGTTTGTCTTGGAACCTCAAACTCAAAGAAGTCACTAGGTGTAAGTGCTGAACCACCTACTGTAATCGCTGTAATAGTTCCAGCCGACTCAGTAAAAGATTCTGTGGGTCCGTTAGCAATAAAGATCTTCTCAATACCACCATTTTGGTCCACGCAATCGAGGGTTACCCCTTGGGTTATGTTACATGCCATAGTTACTTATTGTTTTTTTTAGTTAATAAAACCAGAGCCACCTGAGTAGCTCTGGTAGTTTGATTTACGCCATATCGTTAGTACCGAATAGGTTTACTTCACCTACACCGACACCAAGTCTCCAAGCTGCTCTAAATTTCATTACATCAGAAGCTTCATCATAGAAGAATCTAAATGCATCTAACTCATCAGTTAAACCAGTTGCTGCTAAGATCATCTTACCAGGACCAGCAAATTTGTAATCAGATCCTACAAGACCTGAAGACTTAACCACAGTTACATTAGTTCCAGGTAAGATAATTACATCGTTACCAGATACTGAATCATAGTGGAATAAGTTAGAAGCTACTAAACCTCTTACTAAAGCTCTATAAGCATCAGGAGAAACAACCATAATTAAGTCATCTCTATCTTTTACTGCTTCGTCGATTGCATCATATAAATCTAATGCTTGTTCTACTGCGTTAGCAGGAGTCCATGCTGCTGGTACACCACCTTGTAGGTTAGCTCCGTTTGCAGATGTAATCTGTCCTTTAAGACCTGCTGTTGCACCAAATCCATTGATTAAGAAACCTTCGTTGTATTTTCTTAATTTGTCTGCGTAAGACTCAGAAATTACTTCTTCGAATGGTAACTCATTGTTTCCAGTACCTGCGCTCATAAATGCAGATTGGTATACTGATCTTAAGTCCTCGATACACATTTCTGTTTTCGATTGTAAACTTTCGATTGTTACGTTTACTTGTGAGTAAGTTACTTCACCGTCTGAAGACCATCCACAAGATAGTGCTGATACAGGTAATGCTGCATCAACTAAATTAATAGCGACTGTTCCACTAGTGAACCCGCTTCTTAGATCTACATAATCAAGTAGATCGGTTTTTAATACAGCCTTCGAGATAAGATCGATTGATAATTGATCTGTATACGCTGGAAGGGCTGAAATGTCAAATCCAAATGCCATAATGTTAATTAGTTTTTTTTGTTAGTTTAAATTATTTGTTGCGGATAGCTCTTAATGCATCCATTCTTGTAGCTAGAGTTGATTCAGCTTCTTGTTTTGCTTTGCTGAAGTTATTTCTAACTGGTTTTGTAGCAGGTTCATCAGCTACCACATTAAATCTTTCTTGTAAAAGAGATAATTCTTTTTTAAGTTCTTTGATTTCGTCAGTGTAAGGCTCTAACATAGTTGCAATACCCTCAAGCATTCCTTCTACGTCGAATTCTTTCTTCTCTTCGATCTCGATTTCTTCTTCTTCCATTTTAACTTCTTCTTTATCTTCTTCAGAAGCTTCAACTTCAGCGCCCATATCTTCGATACTAGAGATTTCGCCGTTTTCACCAACAGTAATCAATTTACCATCAGTTGTTTCGTGTTTCCCTGCAGGTGCGAATGGATCTTCTGATGCACCCTCTCCAGCTCTTACAAAAAGAATTGCTCCATCTTGTAATTCGCCTTCAGTATACACTTCAGTTCCATCTACTAGAGTTGCCTCTGCAAATGAATTTTCTACAACTGTTACGGTTTCTGTGTCTGCTCCGAGCATTACTCTAAGCTTTGAAATTGCGTTCTCGACTGTCATACTGTAATAGTTTTTTTAGATTATTGTTGCCTGACTTAGTGCCAGGTATTAAGTAATATAGAAAAGCTCAATATTGACAAAAA